AAAGAAGAAGGGTGCAAAGCTACATGTGAGAATTATAGCTTGATATTTAGAAAAGAACATGATCTTAAAAATAAAATAATTAATAAATAATTAGCATCTCATTTGAGGTGCTTTTTCATTTGCTTAAGGAGGTGAGAATTTGGAGAAGCAAAATAAACAGTTTAATTGGCAGATAAAAGTATTGGATCAAGCAAATCGAATAATTCAGATGATAGGTAGCAGTGAAGATTTTGACAGAATTGGTGACAGGGTAATCATGGCTGGAGTTCAATTAGCTAATTACAAATCCAACCCGATAGTTTTGGCAAATCACAACTACGGTACAGACGAAAAATCCACATGTATAGGTAAAACAATAGACGTAAGCGTTGTAGGTTCTCAATTAATATTTAAAATCCAGTTTGCCGATACACCAAATGGTCAAGAGTGGTTTTATTTATATGAAAATAAGTTTATGAATGCTTCAAGTATTGGTTTTATTCCATTGGAAAGTACACCAAATAATCAGGGTGGATTTGATTTCACACAAATCGAACTCCTTGAGATATCTATGGTAGCTGTACCCTGCAACCAAGCTTGCATACAAAGAGCCTTTGATGATAATAAAATCTCAAAGTCTCTTTTTAATTTAATCAATAAAAATGAAACGGAGGTATTGAATATGACAGAAAAAGAAGTCAACGAAATGATTGAAAAATCTATAGCTGACAAAATGGAACCATTAAAAATAAAACATGCTGAAGAAATATCAGCAAAAGTTAAAGAAATTGAGGAATTAGAAAAAACTGTAAAAGGTTTTGAAGATTCTGTAGTTAAAACTGGTGCTTCAATAAGTCAGGCAACAGCAGATGTATTGATTAAAGCAATCTCTGGTATTGCAGATCATTGTAGTGCTATCAAAGCTTTAGTTGATGTTTCTAATGACCAAAATACAGATCAACCCGATGATTCAGAGGGTGATCCAAATGACACAGGAGTAAAAGATTACTCAGAAGAAGAAATTCAAAAAATGGTCGCAGAAAAAGTAGAAAAGATGATAAAGGGGGAAAAGTAATATGAAATTAACAGCAAAAGAATTAGAACTTGTAATAAACGGAACAACTGAAGCAGTATTAAAAGAAAAGGGGTTTACAGAAACTGTAAGAAAAATCAGCTTTTCTGAGAAACCTATAAGTGAAATGTCCAAACAAGAAAGAACACTTAAATATTTTTCAGCAAAAATGGATAATAATAGAACAGAAATTGCTAAATATTGTGGTGAAGGAATAACTAAGGATTTATCTGGTAATGTATCAGGTAGTGGACTTGAATTATTGCCTACTGAATTCCATGATGATATTATAGATAGAGTTAAGGCAGACCCAATGGCACTTAGAAACAAATGCCAGGTAATACCTGTAACCTTCAGAAACGGAACATGGCCTGTAGGAATAACTGGTATAAACCTTACTTGGGAATCATCAGATACTAATCCACTTACAGCTACCGCTCCAACATTTACTTCACTTGCTTATAGCGTTATAAGACTTGACGGTTACACCTCTATGGCCCGCGACCTTGTTACGGACTCACCTGTTAATCTTTATAACTATTTAACTATGCAATATGCTAAAGCTTTTGTTAAAGCAGAAAATTTAGCTATTATGTGTGGTACTGGTACTTTACAACCACAAGGTATTATAAATGCTCCTAACTTAAATACAGTTCCTTGTACTAACGCTGCAACCACTAATGTTTTGATTGCAGATGATATGGTAGCTTTACCTTATGCAGTTGATGTAACTTGGAGACAAGGAGCAGCATATTACATGAATACAGAAAGTGTGAGACAAGCTAAATTATTCAAGGATTTACAAGGTAGATATTTATGGGTTAATGGAGATATGCAAGCAGGACAACCTTCAACATTTAATGGTTATCCAGTTTTTGAATTTTCAGCATTATTCCCAGTTAATCTTACAGTAAATGCTAAGGTTACTTGTTCAGAAATGGTATTCGGAAGTTTAGATTACTATTACCTTTTCGATAAAATGGAAATGGGTGCCGAATTAAATACGATGTCAGACACTGCATTCAAAAACCATGAGGTCCTTTGCAAGATGTGGCAGCGCGTGGATGGGAAAGCCGCTGTAGGTCAGGCTTTCGCACTTTTAACTGGCTACCTAGCATAAAATAATTATTTTACTAAATATGGTATTTAAATCAATAAATATGATATAATATAAGTATGGGATAGGTTGAGATTAATTACCTCAACTAATAAGATAACTTTCCTGAGTTATCTTCCTATATTTAAAAATTAAATATTTCAGGAAAAGAAAACTTCAGGAGGTTTTATTATTATGTCAGAAACTAAAATATGTTGTAAATGTAAAAAGGAAATGCCTGCAACTAATGAATATTTCGGTAGAAATGGAACAGGATTAAGAGGCCGATGTAAAAAGTGCAGGACTGAAGATGCTCAGATTAATAAAGAACAAATAAAAGAACAAAAATCTAAGTATTATAAAAATTACAAAGATAAAGTTACAAAAGATCATAAGGAATATAAAAAAACTCATGCTGAAGAAATAAAATTAATGGATAAAAACTATAGGGATACCCACAAAGAAGAAGCAAAGATATACAAAGAGCAATATAGGAAAGAACACAAAGAATATTTACAAGCTGTAGCTTCTGATTATTACGAAAAGAATAAAAGAACCATGTACATTAAAGATAAACAGAGGTTAAAACTTAACATTATTAGTTCAAGACTATATTACAATATATATTCTCATAAAAGAAGGGCAATAGCTAAACAGTTACCTTCTAACTTTACTATTAAACAATGGAAAGAATGTAAAGAAAGTTTCAATTCATGCTGTGCTTATTGTGGTAAACCAATGAAAAGATTAGAACAAGATCATTTTATACCGCTTACAAAACAGGGAGATTATACTAAAAACAATATTATACCTGCATGTAGACATTGTAATGCTTCAAAAAGTAATAAGTATTTTGAGGATTGGTATATAAAACAAGAATTCTACTCCATTGAGAGAGAAAAAAGGATACTTCAATTCTTAGGATATAAAAAGAATATACAACAACTTAGCATCTCTATATAGAGGTGTTTTTCTTTTGTAAAAAAAGGAGAAATTATGAAAGTAAAGATATTAGTTCATATACCAATGTCTGAATTTAATACATGGTCAGATTTCAAAGTCGGTGAAGTAATGAACTTAGATGATGAAATCGCAAATAAATTAATAAAAGCTAAAAAAGCAGAGTTTATATTTTAGGAGGATTATTGATGAAAATATTAAAAATGATTAAGCCTTTAGATTGTTATAGAGAAAAAGATGTTGCTGCATTTGATGATCCTGTTGCTGATAGAGTTATAGCAGCCGGATATGCACAAGAAATTCAATTGTCGGATACAAGCTTAACAGTAGATACAAAAAAGAAGTAGGTGATTTAAATGCCTTTAACGTGTTTGGATGACGTGAAAAATTATTTGAATGTTACAACCACAACTGATGATAGTTTTATATCATTATTAATTGCCGATGTACAGACAACAGTGGAAACATACTGTCATAGGCATTTTGATGTAAATACTTATACTTCAGAACAACACAATGTAAATCATAAAATATTTACAAGAGAAACACCTATTTTAACTGTAATAAATATAGTTAGACTTGATGAATCGATCGTAGATACTATTCCGGATTGCAATGATATGACCAACTATAGAATATTCAATGGTTACGTAGAGTTATTAGATTATATGTATGTAACAATGGGAAACAGGCTTAAATATATAAATGATGAACAATCTTATATAGAAATAACCTATACCGCAGGATTTGCTACTCCTCCAGCTGATTTAAGTTTGGCGGCTATTAAATTAATAGCTATGGAATACAAAGAAAGCAGAGAAAATAGACTTGGTCTTGATTCTATGGGTGAAGGTGCTTTAAAAGAAGTATATTCTAAAAATGACAGTGAAATGCCTTTGAGTATTAGTTCTGTATTGGATAGGTATAAACGTGTGAGTATATGATTCAGAACAGCGTTAATGTTCTTATTGCTGTTCATACAGTGGATAGTATTGGAAGAGATTCTACTTCATGGCCAGTAAATAGAATTATTAACGGAAGTTTTCAGCCTGTTAAATACAGCGATATTTATAATATATATGGAATCACTGATAAAACAAACAACGTTTTATATTGTACTGATACAGCAATTACGGCAGATATGCGTATAGGTTATAACAATAATATGTACCGAATAGATTCCATAATGACTTATGAACGACATACGGAAGTTTATCTAGAGTTGGTGATTTAAATGTCAGATGATATTGATATTGCTTTAGAAAAATGGAAATTAAGAGTTGATGAAAAAACAGAAGAAATAACAAGTAATTTTGATAAAGGGATTTTAAAAGCTGCTTTTTTTTGCGAAGGAGAAGCTTTAAAAAATGCAATGAGTATGATTTATAATGTTCCAATTCCTACCTTAATGAATGGTGAACCTGAATGGAAAAGAACAGGATTATATAAAGCTTCTATGGGTGCAGGTATGAATCCAGATAAACGTCATAGTGCAATTGTATATAACACAGCACCATACGCGGAAATTCTCGAATATGGAGATTCTAAAGGACATCAGGGCAAGTCAATAATGTCTAATTCTGTTTTTAACAATAAACCACAAATAAAAGCCATCATGGAATCTTTTATAAAAGGAGGTGCAAAGTAGATGATAGATAATAACGAAGAAGTATATGGAGTACTGAGCGTAATTGGAACCACATTTTTTCAATATCCTGATTCCTTTGCAACTTTCCCTATTATAAGTTATTGGGATTCTTCACATGAAGCCGATGATTACGAAGATGGTAAAAGTGGTGTAGATAGAATTGAGACTACAGTCGATGTATGGGAAAAAGAAGATGCAACTGGTAATTTAATTAAAATACATGAACAAATGGATAGTGCAATGAGGGCTGCATGGTTCGCTAGAACTAATCCGAC